ATGGGAAAGGGCCCACCTGATATGGATTTTGGTGATATGTGGCCTTGGTATAAAGTATCAGTTAATGAATATTGGAAGTTATTAAAGAAAACTTTTGGCAAAGATTTAAAAAAAGGATATTCCTTTGATGGTGAATGGGCTGAAGTATTTTGGGAGACAACATGAAACTTAAAAATTACTTAAATGAAAAACATAATATGAAAATATGGTTAGATGATGAAAGAAAAGCACCATCTGGTTGGATACATTTTAAAACTGTTCCTGAGTTAATTTCCTTCTATGAAATAAACCATGAAAATATTATAGAAATGAGTTTAGACCATGACCTTGGTGAAAATACCCCACCTGGTTATAAGTTTTTATTATGGTTGGAAAAGAAGATGTATTTTAAAGAATATACAAGTATTCCTGATATTAAAGTTCATAGTGCTAATCCTGTTGGTAAGAAAAGAATGATACAAACAATTAATTCAATCAAAAAGAGATTAAAAATATGAGATTAGGTAAGTATATAAATGAGGAAATGGAATCATTGAAGGACTGGAATACATATATTAAGAGGAATAAAGAACTTTATGCTGCCGTAAAAATACTAAAGACAATTGAAAAAAAAGGGTATTCAGCTTATATAGTCGGCGGTGCAGTGAGGGACATTGTAATCGGAACTGATTGGAAAGATATTGACCTTGCGACAAATATGCCAATAGATGAGATTAGTAAGATATGGAAGGTACATGATATAGGGAAATCGAAAGATTTCGGCATAGTTGTTATAAAAGAAGGTGGATATAGTATGGAAATTTCCCAGTTTAGGTCTGATGGAAAATACTTAGACGGTAGAAGGCCAGAAAAAGTTAATATTGTTGGTAGCTTTAAAGAAGATGCTGGTCGCAGGGATTTTTCATGTAATTCCTTGGCAATAAATTCTAAAGGTGAAATTATAGATTACTTCGATGGTAAAAAAGCAATAAAAAATAAAATATTAAAAACGGTTGGTGATCCAAAAGAAAGATTTGGAGAGGATTTTTTGAGATTAATGAGAGCTCCCAGAATAGCGGCTGATAAAGGATTTGAAATAGAAAAGGAAACTAAAAAAGCAATTCAAAAGTTATCAATCAACATAACTAAAATGCCTCCTGAAAGAATAAAGGATGAATTATTAAAAGCAGCATCCATGGGTGGAGATAAATTTGCCGTATATATTAAAATATTAGATGAGTTAAAACTATTGAAATATATACTACCGTGTGTTTTACAACTAAAATTCTTTAAAGAAAACTTACATCACCATCCAGAAACAAGAGATAAAGGAAGTGTATCTGGTACCGTATGGGCACATACAATGGAGGCGTTAAGGAAAAGTAATACAGCAGACCCTATTAAAAATATTGCCATCTTACTTCACGATATTGGTAAGGGTGTTACTTTTAGTCAAGAGAAAGGTTTACCTCGTTATTTGGGACATGCTAAAATGAGTATGAAACTGGTTACTGATATAGCAAGTAGATTAAAAATGTCTAATAAGGAAAAATATGCACTTCAATTTGCCGTTGGTAATCACATGAAGTTTCATGAAATTTTAAAGATGAAACCTAGTAAGATTTTCAAACTTGTTAATAGTAATAATTGGGATGTACTTGTTTCCGTTGCTCGTGCTGATGAATTTTCTAGAGGTGAAGTATTTAAGTATGCTGGTGAATTTGAGAAGATTGTAGATAAGTGTATTAAAATTAAAGAAAAGTATGGTTTAAAATCTGTTGAAAAACGATTAAAGCTTGTTTCTGGTAATAGAGTAATGGAATTAACTGGATTAAAACAAGGAAAAAAGGTTGGAGAAATAATAAAAAAGACAACAATTTTTATATTGGATAATGAAATTACTGATAAAGAGGAAATAGATAAGTATATAAAGGATTTGGTATAAGGAGGATTAAATGGGTAAATTTAGTGAATATTTAAAAGAGGAAAGGTTAAAAAGTAGTGATAAGAAAAGTTTGATGAAGGTTATAGGAAATAGTTCAGCGGGCAAAGAATTTGGTAAAGTAAATATAGTATTAAGTTCCTTTAAAAAAGATTTTGATAAAGAAGAAAGGGTAATAAATATAGAATATAAAATTAATAATGTTACTTTTACTTATAATGCTGATCACTTTGAACTTACAAATACTCTTGTTGATATATGTGATGATTTGAATTATAAATTCAATACAGATACTAAGAAAAACACAACAACATTTGAGGTAATTACTAAATGAGATTAAATAAATATATAAATGAGATATATCAAAGAGATAAAAAAATAGAACCTATCTATAAATTAATTGATAAGAATTGTGCTCCTTTTTTAAAAGAGATTAAAAATGTAAGGATGTTTTTATATAGAGGAAGTGAAGAAAATATTGATAGGATAAAAAGAATAAAACCTAGAAAAGATAGAAGACCAAAAGATATGCCAGAAGAGTTACATGAAACTTTTGATGATTTATTTCATAAAAAATTTGGATGGTATGTCAGGAGTGAAGGAGTATTTGTTACTGGAGATAAGGTACTTTCAGCATCATATGGTACACCTTACTTATTTTTCCCTATAGGTAAGTATAAGTATGTGTGGTCATCTAAAATTATGGATCTATATACTGAAATTGAGAATGAAGAATATTTCGGAGATGCTGAAAGTTGGTATTCTGAATGGGAAAGTGAATATGAAGATAGTAATAAAGGAACATATTATTATCATGGTGAGAATTTAGAAACAAATGATTATAATGATGCTGTAGAAATAGCATTAGAAAATGCTGGTTTAGGTGAATTAGGATATGGTGATGAGTTAGATTGGGTTCCTGATATACCAATGGAAGAATATCTATTAGATAAGGAAAATGAATATATTAATGATAAAAATAAATATCTAAAGTCGCTAGTTAGAGAATATGAGGATAGAAATCTTAAAGTTTCTAGGGGAACGAAGAATGAAATTGCTTTTAAATGTAAGTCATATTATTTAGTAAATCCAGTATATGTTTCCGCACTTTATGATAAATTATTTGAGTAATCCTTCTATGTTTATTTCCTCACCTTCTATGAGTAAATATTCATCTATATTAAAACCTTCACTATCATAATATCTAAGTCTTATCAATCCATATTTTTCAAAGAATTTTGTTTGGTCTACTATATCAAAGATTGTAGCGCCTTCTTTTTTATCAGTATGTTTTCTTAACGACCTACCTATAGATTGTAAAACTCTTATTTTAGATTTAAATGGTGCTGCCAGCATAATATACTTTAAATTTGGTATATTCAATCCTTGAGCAAATATTCCGTATGTTGCGATAATAACAAGGTTCTTTCTATCTTTACATTTATTCCTCCACTTTTCCCTTACTTCTACATCATCTCTTCCTGATAGAAATACTATTTCCTTATTACAATTTTTCTTCAATTCCTTTTCTAAGTATTGTCCTTCCATTTCAACCTTACCAACAAGTATAAGTAAATTATGGTCTAATGAATTTGTTAGTTTTTCTATTATTTTATATCTATATTTCTTTACAAATATTTCATTTTTTATATCGTTATATTCACCTTCCCACTCTTCCTGTAAATATTTAACATTTAACATTTTTACATTACATTTACTTATATACCCCTTTTTAGCTAGGAAACCAGATGGGTATTCTCTTATTATTGGACCTAAATATCCTTTAACATTCCAACCATCAAGATCATCTGGTGGCATGGTGCCTGTAAATCCTAGTCTATAGGTACAATTTACAGCCTTTTCTAATATTTTCTTGAGCTCAAGTGCGCGGCAGGAATGTGTCTCATCACATATTATACATTGATAATCAACTAATTTATCATGGTTGTTTTTTAATGTTTGCCATGTTGCTATAACAATATCCTTATCCCATTCTTTATATTTTTGATATACACGGCCAAGCATATCCTTATCCATATTATATTCTATCATATCTTTATAAAATTGTTCCACAAGTTGTATATTAGGGACAACTATCAATGCTTTAGTAACACCAGATTTTTCTTTTTCAAGTAGTGTTTTTATAATATATGAAATGATCAACGATTTTCCGGAACTAGTTGCCGATCTAATTATACCTTTCCTATGCTTTAACGCAGAGTTTATACAATCTTTCTGGTATGGATATGGTTTTAAACTTAAATCCTGTGTAACTCTAAATCTTGTTCCACTAAATAGTTTTTTGATTTTTGGTTCTATTATTAATTTATTTCTGGGGAAGTTTTTTTTATGTATCCGTATAAGGTCAAATAGTAATCCATATGGCATGGTATTATGAAATTTATCAATCATACAAACCTTTCCATTCCAAATTCCTGATTTATATATGGGAATAAATTGAAATCCCGGCACATATCTAGTAAATTCCTCTTTCATAGAAGATAGATATTCTTCATCTTCCGTATCAATTTTTATTTTCATGTTATCTATCAATTTTATATTTACTACATTTTCCATTATAGATTAGACCTCAAATTTTCACTAAATATTTTAAGATTCCAGGCTTGCTTTTCAAATCCTTTATAACATACTTCAAAAAATCTTGTTTTCATTTTTTGTTTTCTTATTATTTCTTTCATATGTAATACTTTTTTATCCTTTGGTAAATAAAATTTTTCTATTTCCACCTTTGATAGTTCCTTATCAATTCCAAATCTATAGTGGTCATATCTTATTCCTAATAATTTATCATAGTCATTTTCTAATTTTTCTAATTTAGCCAATTCCGCATAATGTAATTCCCTATATTTTACTATTTGATAACTAACATCCCTTAGTTTTTCCTGTAAATTTAAATCATCAAATTTAACCATTTCTTCAATAGGATGTTCTTTTATTAAATTTTTTATAATATTATCCATTATCCATTATATATATCATAGTACATATAAAAAGTAAATTTACAAATTTTATAAAATGATGTATAATAAAAAAATTAGGAGGTGAAATTATGAAAATTAAGGTTTCAGCTGTAGTAAAAAGGGATAATAAATGGTTTGTAGGATATATAAATGGTTTTGAATTTAAGGAAAATAAGGAAATAAAGAGATTAAAGGATGTAAAGGATATAACTGACTATAAGACTTTAAAAAACTTTTTGAAGAATAGTGGTAAAGAAGAAATACTTGAAAAAGTAATATTAGAAAAAACAGGGTTACAAAGTATTTATATTTTAGATAAACCTGTATGGCCTGATGCTGAAGAATTTGAGAATTGGTGGTGGGAATCTATAAATCAAAAATGTAAAGATTGTAAAATGGATTGTAAACAATGTTCTAAGGTGGAGATTATAAAATGTCAAAAGGATTGTAAAGCGAATTAATGATAAACAATATAAATTCTGATTTTTTAGAAAAATTAATGTTAAAAGCTATGATGGTAGATAAGCAATACTTAGTATTGATTACATCAGCATTTCTACCTGATTATTTTGAAGATAACGCTATTAAATCTATATTTTCACATTTAAAATCACAAGTTGAGTCTATTGGTACAATACCAACAAAAGATATAATTATTAATTCTGTTAATGATGATATAAAAAATGATGTTATACAATTATTTCAAGAATCTGAATCTATAGATTTTGATATGACAGACCAAAGATATTTAATGGAAGTAACAAACCATTATTTAAAAGAACAAGCAATAAAACATGCAATAATAGAGTCTGTTAATATTATTGATTCGCAAGGTGAAAAAGAAAAAATAAGAAAAAATATTGAAGATGCTCTTTGTAAAGACTTAACAGTAAATCTTGGATTAAAGTATTTTCAAGACTTAGGTAAACGTCTTCGTAGAATTTTTACAGCATCAGAAATTAGGATACCAACATGTTTTGCCCAATTTGATGAGTATATAAACGGAGGCTTTCCTCCTTTTACTTTATCATTTATAGTTGCTAAAATTCATGGATGGAAATCTAATATAATATCAAATATGGCATCAAGACAAGTTTTAAAAGGTTATAATCCTGTAATAATGACACTTGAAATGTCAGAAGATGCTTATAGCCAAAGAATTGATGCTTTATATTCAAAATTAGATATAAATAGAATGTATTTATCCTCATATCGTAGACCCTTAATGGATAGGTTAGGAGAAACAAAAAATATACAAGGCAGAGGAGAATTATATATAAAACAATTTCCAACTGGAGCGGCATCGGTTAAGGATTTTAGAATATATCTAAGAGAATTAGTATTAAGAGGTATAAGATTTGATATACTTTATGTTGATTATATTAACCTTATGAAAAGCGCTAGTGGTTTAATTGATTTATATGGTAAGGTTAAAAGTATAGCAGAAGAATTAAGGGCATTATCTTTTGAATTTAAGGTACCTGTGGTATCAGTAAGTCAATTGAATAGAGAAGGTTCATTTGTTGGATTTGATGAATTAAGTTTTAATTATATTGCTGAATCTATTGGTTTGGCAGCTACCGCAGATTTTTTGGCAATTTTAGGTACAAATGAAGACGACCTTATATACGAATCTGAAGTTCATTATAAGTTAGTTAAAAACCGTTTAGGTGGTAGAGTTGGTGAATATGGAAAAATGTATTTTGATACTGTAAATTTAAAAATGTATGATGAATCGGAGCTTGATATATGGG